AATCAATGGTTATCGCTCAGTACACTGGTGTATCTCTACAGAAAGACGACAGAGCATTCATTAGATATGATGAATACACCAATACATTTAACCAAGCTCCTTTAACAGACGCATTTGCAACAATACCTTATCATACTAAGGGTGATGCATTCTGGAAGGATGACTGGAGAAACTTCCACGTTAGAGCATCGGAAGACGCATTCATTCAGTGTGTTAGTATCTTTGCTGTTGGTTTTGCTGATCACTTCCTAATGGAAAGTGGTGGTGATATGAGTATCACCAACTCTAACAGTAACTTTGGTAATACATCATTACATGCTAAGGGACATAAAGGATATTCTTTTGCACAGGATAAGGGTGGATATATTACTGATATTGTTCCTCCTGAAGTTGTTGAGGATACAACAGGAAATACCAAAAGAAATTCTTACTATACTTTAGATGTAAAAGCATCTAATGACCAGAATAACCATACTAAGATATTCATTGGTGATGATTCTGGAATAGATCCAGCAAAACGTCCTGCTGCTACTATTGATGGATTCCGTATTGGAGCTAGGTCTGATGAGAAATTATTTGTTAAACTGACTCCAAGAACTGCTGGTGGTGATAACGTATTCAGTTCTACTTTATCTCCAACTGGATTTAAAAAGTTCACTGCAACAGCAGATGTTCTTAACCCTAGTGGTGTAACAGTTAATAATAAAGATCTTGATGCTGCTAATCTTATAGAAGCAAACAAGACTTTCATTGCTCATGAAGCATATGGATATATTACTGGTAAGTATCCTACACTTTTAATTAAGGAAGGCATTACTATTGAGAAATGTCGTAGAGACATTGGATATCTGATTGATGCTACTGTACAGGATTTAAGACTTGGTGGTAACATCAATACTATTCAAGCTGCTGAATCATATTATGTTGCTAATGAACTTTCTTATATTACAGGTGAATTAAATGAGACCTTAGAAGGTTATAACTATGCTAAAGATTTAGCAATCGCAGCAACAAGAAACTTTACTTACTTACGTACTGGATCTTCTTCAGTATCTGGTTCTGCATTAGTTAACGTTGGTGATACCAGTGGTATTGTCCAAGGTATGACAGTTGCTGACTATGATCCTAGCATGTTTACCAATGGTAAGTTGAATAGTAATGCAACTAGACCAGGATCACCAGCTATTCCAGATAACACATTTGTTAAAAAGATTGTTGACTCTGCTACTATTGAGTTAGGTCAGAAAGCAACATTCTCTGAAAAGAAGGTAGTTGCTGACAGATTTGGAGATGCTCGTAATTTAATTCTCTCTAATAAGACATTCATTGCTACTGAAGCATATGAGAGAATGTTACTTGACTTCCCTAACTATACACCTTCTTCTGGTTATAATGCTACTACAGGTAAAGCAAAGTGTATTGATGATATAGAGAAGGCTATTACAGCAATTGCTGAGAACGTAGGATATGGTGGTAATGCTGAGACATGGGATGCAGCTTACTATTATGAGAGTGGTGCTGTTCTTGATTTAGCAAATAAGAAAGATGAAACAGTTCGTGGATTTGAGTATGCCAGAGATATGGCTATTCAAACTATGCGTAACGAAGATGTATTTGTCTTTGGTACACATGGTCTAACACAAACTAAAGATACTAGTATTACATATACTGCACCAGATCCTGTTAATGATAAAGCTGGTGATGCACGTGGATTAATTCTTGCTAACAAGAATTTAATTGCTCATGAGGCTGTAGAGAGAATGGTTCTCACATCCTCAACTGCATCATATACTCCAACTGGTGCTACTTATGATGCATCTTCTGGTGAATTAGTTCTTACTATTCCTAATCACGGTCTCACTGGATCAACTTCTTATAGTGCAACTGGAGCTGCTTATGTTCCTAGCACTGGAGTTCTAACAGTCACTCTTCCTAGTCATGGATTCTCTAATGGTGAAAGAGTTCTTATTGAAGATAATTCGCTCACATTTACGTGTGCGATGGACAATAACACCACAACACATACTTATCCAAGAGCAACAGATCCTGTAAGTGGTAAGTGGTTGACTATTTCTAATGTAACTACAGATACATTTGATGTTAGTGTTGGTGAATCCCCAGTTATATCATTCACTCCTACTGATGCTGATTACAATCCAACAACAGGTTTGATGACCTTGACGATTGGTAATCATGGTTTGAGTGTTGGTACAAATATTAAGATCGCTCAAAACTCATTAACATTTACTTGTGCTCAAGATGGTGATGCAACACAGCATACCTATCCTAGAGCTACAGATCCAGCAGCTCTTTCTATTCCAATTACTGCTGCAACTGCAACTACTATTACAGTACAAGTTTTAGCATCACAACCATCTACAAACACAACTGTTCATACATTTGTGAGTGCTGCTTCTTCATGTGTTAAGACTGGTGGTGATTATGCTCATACATTCTCTACTGCTGCTGGAAATGGTATTCAGAGAGAAGCAGATGCTGTTAGATTTGACTTCAATGCATTAACATTTACTTGTGGTATGGATAGCAATGGTTCTAACCATTCATATCCTCGTATTAGTGACCCAGCTGGAAATGCATTATTGCCAGTTGGATCTACAACTGTTAATACTATCACATTGAATGTTGGTAAGAGTCCTATTAAAACATATGATGTTGTTGATGCTACTTACAACCAGAATACTGGAGATCTATCATTAAGTATTGATAACCACAATCTTGTTAAGGGAACTAGTATCAAGTTAGCTAATAACTCTTTAACATTTACTTGTGATAAAGATAATAATGCTACCACACATTCTTATCCACGTGCAACTGACCCTGCATATGATACTGCTTTAACTATTACTGATGTTGGATCTTCTTATAAGACTCCAACAGGAGCAGCATATGATCCTGCAACTGGTATTATGCAGGTTACTTCTCCAAGTCATGGATTTGTTAATGGTGATAGAGTAAGAATTTCTGAGAATTCATTAACATTCACATGTGCTTTTGATGGTAATGCAACAGAGCATAGTTATCCACGTGAATCGGATCCATATTTTGGTAAGTGGTTAGAAGTTTCTAATGTAACAACTGATCAGTTTACAATCAACGTTGGTGCAGCAGGAGCTAATCAAGAATATACTCCTTCCACTGCTACATATGATCCTGCTAGTGGAGATCTTGTATTAACTATTGGTACTCACCAGTTAAGTGTTGGTGATGGTATTACTATTGATAACGATGCATTGTCATTTACATGTACAATGGATGGTAATCAAGTTGCTCAATCATACCCACGGGCTGGTAAAGATAGAGCTTCAGGAAGATCATTAGATATTAAAGCATCTACTGCTGATAGTATTACTGTTAATGTTGGAAATGCTGGAGATGATAAAAATTTCCAACCAACAGCTGCAACATATAATCAAGCAACTGGTGATTTAACTCTAACAGTAGGACAGCATGGATTGGCAGTTGGTTCTGATGTTGTTCTTAAAAATAATTCTCTTACCTTTACTTGTGATAAAGATAGTAATGCAACACAGCATACTTATCCTCGTCCTGGTACTGATCCTTGGGCTGGTAAGTCTATAAGTGTAACATCAGTTGGAGCAACAACTCATAGTATAACTGGTGCATCATATACTCCAACAAGTGGAGCATTATTGCTTTCAGTTGCTAATCATGGATTCTCTGATGGAGATTACGTTAAGATTGCTGATGGAGCATTAACATTATCTTGTGCTCTTGGTGGAGCAGGCTCCCACACATATGTTGGTGGAACAGTAGCAAATGCAATTAATGGTGGTCTAGATGTCACTGCTGCTACATATGATCCTGCAACTGGTGTGATGACTGTTACAGCAGCAGGTCATAGTTTAACTACTAGTGATACTGTAACTATTACTCCTAATTCTCTTAGCTTCACATGTGATAAGGATGGTCATGCTACAGTCCATACATATCCACGTACAACTGACCCTGCATATAACAATGCATTAGCAATTACAGCAGTAACTGCTGATACTATTTCATTTAATGTAGGTATTGCTACAAGTGGTAAAGCATATCCTCGTGCTGGATATGATTATCCAAGTGGACGTTGGTTGAAGATTTCTAATGTTGCTCAGAATGCATTCCAAGTTAATGTAGGTATATCTCAGGATACTTCTGCTCATTATTTTGTTAGTTCTTCTGCTGGTGGGTTAGAACATCAAGATGGAACACTTACTATTAATGTAGGTTTTGACGCTGATACTAACAACCAATATGCTCATACATTTGTAAGTGCTGATACTGATGCTGTTCAATACAAGCCACAGTCAGTACATACATTTGTTTCTGCTGGAAATAATTGTGTTAAGCATCTTCCTCAATCTGTTCATACCTTTAGAAGAGGTACTAGTAATGGTATTGAGAAGCAGAGTGGATCTATTACTATTAATGTTGATGTAGGTACAGTAGGTAATAGATTTGGACACACATTTGTTAGTGCAACTTCTGGTGCTGTTATTACTGGTGGTAATTATAATCATACATGGGTCAGCTCAGAACCTGATTCTGTTCATAAGGTATTCTCTGTAGGAAATAGCAGAGCATATCATAATCAAGATTGTGTTGATGACGTTGTTGATCTACTTGAAGCAGTTGCTGATAACGTAGCATATGGTGGTAACGATAAGACATGGGATGCTGCATACTCATACAAGACTGGAGCTCACGTTGCTGGTGAGGAGACAGAAACTAATATAGTATTTGAGCATGTAAAAGAACTTGCTACTCAAGTTGCTCGTAACCAAAGAATTTTATCCATTGGTTCTCATGGTATAAGTCAGGTAATTGATACTACAATTACTACTGACATCGCTGATCCTCCAACAGATAGATTTGGTGATGCTCGCAATCTAATGATTGCTAATAAGGATTTGATTGCACAGGAAGCTTATGCAAGAATGCTTCTAGAATATCCTACCTATCTACCTCCAACTGGCGACCCTCAAGATTGTCTTGATGATCTATTAGATTTCGTTGAGGAAGTTTCATATAATACTGCCTTCGGTGGTAATGATAGAACTTGGGATATGGCAAACCTATATGTTTCTCTTGCTATTTGTGCAGGACAAACAGATCAGGTTGTCATGGCATTTAAGTATGCTACTAATATAATGGTTCAAGTAATGAGACAAGAGAAGGTTCTCATTATTGGTAAGCATGGATTAGTTCAGTCATATGATAATGCATTAACAGTTGCTACTCAATCACCTCAAGATAATAAGGTCGGTGATGCTAAGAATTTAATTGATGCCAACAAAAATTTCGTGGCAGAAATTGCACTGGGAAGGATGATAGCCCAGTATCCTTCTTATACATGGCAGTCTGGATATAGTTCCACTGATTGTCTTGATGATCTTAAGGATGTAGTAGATGTTGTTGCACACAACTTAGCATACGGTGGTAATGATCGTGTGTGGGATGCTGCCAACATGTATGTTGCTGGAGCTCATGCTGCTGGATCTGAGAATGAAACTATATCTGCTTTCAATCATGTACGTGATCTGATTATTCAGGTTATGACAAATGAGACAGTTACTGTTGGTGGTCACACAGCATTAACTCAAGCAAAAGACACATCAATTACTTCTGATACTAATAATCCTAAGTGTCCTAATCAGAGAGCTACAGTTACTTCTTTAGTTCAGATTCTGACTGATACTATTTCTACACCAAGTTCACTACAGGGTGTAACTCGTACTGAGTCTGTTACTAAGTGTGAGGATGTAAGATCTGCTGTTAGTACATTATCTACTATCGTTACTAATGCTCTACAGACACCTGAGAGTCTTACTGGAATAACAAGATCTGTTAGTGGTGCTACTTATGACCCTGCTACTGGTGATCTAACATTAACAATTGGTGCTCATAGTATATCTGCTGGAACCTATGTTCAGATAGCAGATAATTCTCTGACATTTACATGTGGAATGGATAGTAATGCTACTAACCACACTTATCCACGTACATCTGATCCTATTTCTGGTAAGTCAATTGTTATATCAGCAGTAACAGCAAATTCTATTACAGTTAATGTAGGAGATGCATCTCCATCTGTAAATTATACACCAACAAATGCTACATATAATCCTTCATCTGGTTATATGATGCTGACTATTGGTGCTCATAGTTTGAAGGCTGGTAGTAGTGTTAGATTAGCTGATGATGGATTTACATTCACATGTACTAAGGATGGTAATGCTACTAACCATACTTATCCTAGAGCAACTGATCCAGCATATCAAACAGCAGTTAATATAGTATCTGTAACTTCAACTACAATTACTGTAGATGTTGGTGCTTCTGGTGCATCAGATCAATATGTTCATACATTTGTTTCTGCTGCTGCAAATTCACTAATTACTGGTGGTAATTATCCACACACATTTGTTAGTGCATCTGCTGGAGCTGTAACAACTGGTGGTGTTATAAGAACTAGGTCAGTTGGTAAGTGTGAGAATGTAAGAACATCTATTGATACTCTTATTAACATTGTTAAGAGTACTGTTTCTACACCTAGCTCCCTTGATAGTATTACAAGAACTATTTCTAATGGTTCATGTCAGAATGTTGCTTCATCTGTAACTACTCTATTCAAGTTACTTACTGATGCAATTACAACAACTGGATCTCTAGATCTTGTAGAGAGAGTTGAATCACCATTGGGTGTTGCATTTGGTCCTTCTGTGAATGCTAATTCCAGTACATCAAACTCTTATCTATACTTCACCTTACCATCTGGTGTATACACAACTGAGTACACACCAACAACAGATGATAGTATTACACAAGATACTGGTTATCCTCAATGTAATACTCAGTCTGATACTATACGTCAGTACTTCTCTAATATTGTTACTATTATTCAGACTGGTCTGAATAGTGTTCCTAGAACTCAACCAGCTACTGCTACATCAGCATTGTCTTCTAGAGCTACATTATGGAAGATCGCAGGAACTAATCCTCATAACTTAGAGACTGGAACTCCTGTACGTCTTGTACCACGTCCTCGTTATGATACAACAACTAATGAGTATGTTGATGTTGATAAGCGTAATGTAAGACTACCTAATGGATTTGATACTAACACCAAGTACTATGTAATTGCTTCTGGTAGAAATACAAAACCAGAGAATTATAGCACTGCAACACAGTTCAATGGTGGTGCAGCATCACAGCTCTACATGATGTTAGCAAGTAGTAAGGAAAATGCTGCTGCTGGTATCTACATTCACTCTGCTGAAGTAGAGGCAATCCATCCAGACATTGAAATTGATGTCTATCAGTTTGTTCTTGATGATAAGTATGATCTACATCAATACTCTTGTGTACTTGATGGATCAGTCACTGCTGGTATCAGAACAGACGTTCCACATATATTTGATATTGTATCTTCTAATACTACTGAGCATGAAGTATTCTTCAGAGCTAATGAGGGTGGAAGTCTTCCTGTCTTAGGAGCTTCATATGCAACTAATCCAGCCTTTGCTGATACAACCACTGGTGAAATAAGAGGAAATAAATTCTTCTTTGCAAGATATCAGAATGAAAAGGTATTTACTATCCATGCTACTAAGAATGATGCGATAGCAAATGTTAATCCTATTACATTCCAGCCTGGAACTTACGACTTCTCTGTATTTGCAGACAAGCGTGAGTCACCAATGAGATATGATCCATCATATCCAAATCCAAATACTACTCCAACAGCTTATGGTAAGTGGTATCTTCAGGTAGAAAATAATTCTCAGGGTGCTGGTGCAAACTCAATGGAAATCTTATCTAGATTCCATGATGCTACTTATAGTGATGCATCTGGTCAGGATAAGACAAATGATTCTTGGTATGAAAGAATCAAGGATGATAGAGATGCAGAAGATCGTATCTATCGTTTACGTTATGTTATTCCTCAGTACTTACAGTCTGTTCGTGATCCTTTGAATGGTTTCACTATTAAGGTACGTAAGGATGAGACCAGAAAACTATTACCACAGAAGATTGTTCTGAAGCCAGTATCTGGTTCTGTTACTAAGGCAACATTCTACAACCCAGTACAAGCCAATGAGAAGATTGGTTATACTGATAATGATTTTACTGTTAATAGTTTGAATGCTGATGCAGCATATGATCCATATAAGAAGGATCTAGTTGGTAATATTCAGTATGTTAAGAAGATTGAGACAACTAACTATGTTTCAATGTCTATTCAGTCTGGTAGATATTTTACTGATACACAGAGTGGTGATGAACTACTAGAATTGACAGTATTTGATCAGGATGTTACTAACACTGCGTTATTAAATGAGACATTTATAACAGTTGCTATAACAAATCCTCAAGGTGGTTCATTCATTGCTGATAGGAGCCAGTCTGTTGCTGCTAATAGAATTGAATGGGATGGTAATTCAGAAGGATATGCATATATCCATGCTGCTCTACCAAATAATCCTAACGATCCAAGTTCCACATGGCATTTGATCTTGAAGGGTGCTGTTGGTCCTATTGATTTCTCTGCTACTGATAACATTAGATTCTCTCAGGGAACAGTATTTGCTGATCTAACAGCAGATCCAGACTATGGTAAGTCACTTGTTATTAAGGATCTTATTAAGAAGGGATATCCAGAATATTATTATAGACAGAATGGTGCAGCCATTTACACCATTACTCCTGGTGATATTATTACTGACGATGCAAACATTCAGTTCTATGTTGATTCTGTAACTGACGTTGGTGATTTAAATGATACATTCTATGTCTTTGAGAGTAAGCAAATTCAGAAGCGTATCTTTGGTCAGCAAGATGGTATTTACTATCTAACTGCTGTACGTGGTAATAACTCACCACTACCAACAGGAGCTGGTAACCTTGGTAACTTCAGAGAATTTAAGTTCTCTCAGCCAATCAGTAAACTATATCCATTAAACTATAAGAATGATCCTCTTTGGTATCAGAAGTTGGATGCAACATTAGTTGATCCACCTCAAACATATTCTGCTGCTGATAACTATGTTCACGGTCTTGTAAGAGTTAATGATTTTAAGGGATCTATGACTAAGGAGGCAATGGAAGATTTCGTTGCTACCCTAGCATTTGAAAATGTTTCCTTCACAGGTGCTAATGATAAGAGTATCTTGGTTGCACAGAAAGGTAATGCTTCTTCTGGTTCTGAAGATCGTTTGATTCCAATTACAGGAAATCAAGCTGCTGGTACACATCCAGTTACATCTCAGAAGAGAATGTATGTTGAGTTACGAAGACCATCTATTGCACGTGCTGGTAACCATACGTTTGAATACCTTGGTTTTGGTCCAGGTAACTACTCAACTGGTATGCCTGTACGTCAGGAAGTTGTTCTTACTGCCACACAAGATTTCTACTCTCAATCTAAGAAGCAGAATGGTGGTTTAGTATTCTACACTGGTCTTAACTCTAATGGTGACCTATACATTGGTAACCGTAAGATTAATGCTATCACTGGTGAAGAAGAATTCTTAGAAAGAGCAGCATTAGTTGATTCTGCTGATGATGAAGAGGATATTGGAGATCTCGTCACCACGTTTGATACTCCTGTAACATTTAACCAAAACATTACTGTTAATGGTGGTGATGCACAGGATAAGGATAGCTTCTTCAATTCACCTGTTAAGATTAATGTTCTTGGTAGAGTTAGAAAAAATTCTCTGACCATTGGATCTTATGTAAGTAGCGATGCATCTGATAAGGATGATCAGTCACTTGATAGAGGATCTCAAACTCTTAACCAAGACACATTTGGTGATGTTGTACTTGGTAGAAACAGGGTAGCTGCATCTGTATTCCAGTTTAACCCACGTGGTTCATCTGGAGCTGCTCAAGGATACAAGATTCAGAACCATGTTGTTAGTAACCTTGGATCTAATATTGCACCAAACCAAAGTCCTCTTTATAACACTGGACTTGGTACTGCAATTGATTCATCTCAACAGGTTCAGTATGGTAATGCTGGAGTTCCTCTATCTGGAGACATGTTACTCAAGGGTAACGATGTAGGACAGAGTGGTTCTCTTGGTTGGATATATGCAAACTACTTTGCAACTGTTCCTAACAATAGTATCCAACACTTTACTATGAATGGTAGTAAGGAAATTACTATCACATGGGGTAACAACCTATCTAACCAGCAAGTTGGTATAACAAGTGGATCTCAGATTAAGATCACTGGTTATAGTGATACTGCATTTAATGGTACATGGTTGGTTGATCCTAATGGATTCAGTGGATCTGCTATTACATGTAAGTTTAACATACTTGTTAATAGACAGACTATTGGTAATGATAACCCAAGACTATGGTCTGATGAGGTTGCATCTAATCCTAACATTAAATTTGAATACTCTAATTCTACTTGGATGGAATTTGGTGTTCTTGGTGCTGAGTCTATTAGAACACATGTACAAAACATTGGTGACTATAAGGTTGGTATCAACACAGTCGCTAGAGCTAATCATGCTGCTTATCTAGATGCGTGGAATGATTTAGATACAGCTCCTAGATCAAACTTAGATGTTGTTGGTACTGCGTGGATTAGTGGTAGAACAATCACTAACTTCCTTGATGAAGCACAGTTTGGTAATAGAACTAAGGTAGATCAAGACCATGCATTCATGGTTGGTGGTGATAGTTCAACACCTGATAATACAGCAACATTAAGAGTTGCTACCAGTGGTGGTGGTAAGGTTGGTATCAATACAGTGGGACCAGGAGTTGCTACTCCAGCAACAATTGATGTTACTAATGAAGTACTTGATTCAACATTAACTGTTGTTGGTACTGGTAGATTCACTGATAATGTTGCATTAGAACAGGATGTTCTAATTGGTTCTTGGCCTGATGCGGATCTTAATGGTACTGTCAATGTAACAACGGGTATTACAACGGGAACATTTAACTTCCTGATGAATAATACTTTTGTTGGTACTCAGAGTAATACAACTGGTGGTAGTAAAGGATTACTTGCTGCTGGATATGCTCAGAACATTGAGATTGGTAATGCACAGACAGCAGAACAAGATATTAAGATAGGTAATTTAAGTGCATCAAGTGAAATTACTCTTGGAGCTACACCATCTGGTTCTGGTACTGATGTTTCTCAGATTACTATTGGTGGTGCTGATGCGAGCAATGAGTCTTCATCTTATACACGTATATCATCTAAAGCTCTCAAGGTTGATGGTGATCAGTGGTTAGGATTTGGTAGAGGTATTACTGATACTGTAAACCTTGCTAGCCCTGCTGGTACTGTTGAGTTCTTCTCTAACTCTGGTGGTCCTTCTACTATTAACTTTGCATTAAATGCATCTGATATTAATGTTGCTGGTCAAGGTGGTAGAACTAAGATTAACAACCAACTTGAAGTTGTTGCATCTGCTAAGTTTAACGCTGATGTACATTTGTGTGGTGGATTAGAATCCTTTACATTTACTGGTGTCAGAGGACAACTTGGATCTTCCATTACTGCTCATGATGATGGCATTCTTGGACAATCTCAGTTTAATAAAAACATTGATATATTAAATGTTCTTGTTAAAGCTAATACTGATGATGATTACAATGAGGTTAACACTGAAGGTACAGATCCTTGGGGTGGTGCAGAGTATCAGAATGCTAGAACTAATGTAACTCCAAATCTACCAGCTCTAACTGGTGATGAGTACTATCTACCAATTAGAGATGCTGATACAACTGGATACTTTGCAGAGAATGATTATCTGCTTATTGACAGTGGTATAGTTGGTGTTACTAGACATCCTGAGATTGTTCAGATTGTTGAATTGACAAGTGTAGTTAATTCTCCATATTATCTGAAGGTTAAGCGTCAACCATTTGGTACATTTACTGGAATAATAACAGATCACCAAGATCTTACTCCTATCTACAAGGTTAATGTACAGTTTGATTCTACATGGACAGAAGCTGCACTTGACAATACTGGACCTGAAGATACTGTTGATCTTGCAGAGTTTGGTGGTGGATTAACAACTAATGATTATGTTATTATTGATCGTGATCCAGCTTCCCCATCAGTTGGTGAGGCAATTAAGGTAGGTACATTACTTGGTGAAGTAGAACAGAAACTTAAAGTTTCTAGTTGTGGTAACCCAGATGTAGATGTATTTGTTGTTAACTCTGTAACTGGTAACACATACATTGGTGGTACTCTTGATATTAATAACTCTGTCGCTATTAGTGGTGGATGTGAAGTATTACCACCTGGTGTTTCATTACAAAGAACTTTCCAAGGTGATATTGTACCAACAAGTGCAGCAGAACCTATCAACTATATTATTAGTGGTATAAGTGCAACTGATATTGCTACACTTCAAATTGGTGATATTGTTAAGTTGAATGGATATTCTGAAGGTAATCCAATCATTGTTAATGAAAATACAAAGATTGTTGAGATTCATTCTGATAAAATTAAGATTAGCAGAGGAATTAGTACTGGTCAAACAGTTAATAATATTAACTTCAGAGCTGTTACTAATGAGACATTTGAAATTAATAATGGTGCTGGTCAGAATGCACTTCACCTTGACACATGTAGTGCTGTTCTTGAGATTGGTAATCAATCTAGAAGAATAGACATTACAAAGGCATTAGGAGCTCAGACTGCTGCTACTGTTGTTGGAACATTTGATGGTCTTGAAGAACATATTAGAGTTTACTCTTATTGGATAGATCCACTAACATTTAACACTGGTGGACCTACATCAGTTCTATCTGCAAATGCAGTTACTGATACAAATCATCCTGGTAAATTCTTCTTACCAGTTGCTACACTTGGAGAAAATGATGGTAAGTTTGCTGTTGGTGATCTAGTCTTAGTTGGTAAAACTGTTGATATTGATAATAAGTTATTACAAGGAACAGATGTTGAAGTCATGCTCATTGAGAGTATTGATGAGACTACTAAGACATTGAGATGTAATCCTGCACAGGAAGGAACTACTGGCAAAGCTCTAACAACTTACATAGCAAATGATACTACTGTTGTTAGAATTCTGAAGCATGTTGATACTTCACATGTTGAAGACATTGCGTTGAGAAGTAGAGATCTTTCTGGAGTACCAACTCCTTATATCTCTCTAATCCTCAGTCATGGATATATTGTTCAGACCAAACTTGATCATGATCAGTGGGTTAGGTTTGTTGATACCAGAGAAGTAGGTGTTGGTGGTACATTACCTGATACTTGGTTTAGTGTTAATGGAAACCTCTTCGGTGCAGTTCACAATCCAATAATGAATGAGTACACCCATGATGGTGTGGTTAGTCATTCTAAGGGTACACTCAAACTTAATAATAGTTTTGAGATGATTGGTGGTGATGTTGATATCTATGATTCTGTTAGACAGACTAAGATATTAAGTCTTAGAAATGATGATGGTCATGCTGATCATGCTGGTACAATAACATTTGAAGCTAGTGTAATTGGTCATGGTTCACTTGTTGTTTATCCAATAACATGTCCTGAACAACAGAGTGGTGCATGTGATCCATCGTTGCTTGTTGATACTGATGGTAATGTAACTGCTGGTACTACACTATCTCTTACTGGTAATGCATTAGTAAATCCAGCTAAGAATGCTAAGTTCTCTATTCATAACTTAGGTTATAATGGTACTAATAAGTTTGTAATTAATCATGACCAGTCAATTGATTCGTTTGGAATTGATAACTTCTATACTAAGACTGGTGGTAGACATGCAAGATATCTTGCTACAGGAGCTGCAGCTTCTAATACATACTTAGAGGCGAACATTTCTTACTTCGTCAATGTTGCAGATGGTGATGAGTTTGTAGTATATCTACCTGATAATCCAACAACTGGTGATACTGTCAATATTATTGAAGTTGGTGGTAATCTAACATATAATACTTCCCTTGTTGTTAGAGCACAGGGAACTGGAACAAGAGTACAAGGTGACTCTACTGGTACAACATTAGGAGGTCTTCCTACTGCATATACTTCAGGTGAGTTGGTTGTACAAACACCAAATGCTGCATTTACGTTAGTATATCTTGGTGGTGTTGATTCAAATGGTTCTCCTGTTGGTGGATCATTCACAGGTTGGTGGCTCAAGGAGGTTTAATGGCTCATTATAACAGAATTAAAACTCAAAAAATTGCCCCAGTAGGGACAATTATGCCTTGGACAGGAGGCTCTGCTGTAGGAGAAGAAGCAGATGATATACCGAGAGGATGGTTAATATGCAATGCTGGAATGAAAGGCTTAAATGCTGCTGACTATCCTATCTTAGCTAGTATCATCGGCAATGAATATGGTCCTTTTCCTGATGTATCTATCGGTCAGCAGTTGGGAATTAATTTTGGTATAGTTAATTCTTTTCCATATAATAAGGACTTAACAGCTGGTCATGTTGATACATTTGATCTTCCTAATCTTAATCAGGTTGCGTTGGTTGATCTTGAAATGTCAATGATTGATACTGATTCATCTAATGGTGATTCTGATGTGACAGTTGTTGGTCCATATGTTAGTAGAAATGGTTCAACAGGAACACAAGCAAAGACTCTAGTTAAAAGTGATATTGATTTATCATTTAATGTAGAGCCATCTAATAATCTTGCTGGTAGAATAACTGGGATTATAATGGATCCACCAATATATTTTACTAGTGCTTATGTTATACCTAGAAAATTAGGTATTGATCATACACCAGCACATACTCATAGACCAATGAGTGATAGTGATTTTGATCAGTTCTTATTTGCTAACCCAACTGGTACTAAACTATTAGAGTGGCAACCAGGTAAAGGATTAGCAGATGCTTCTAATGTTAGTTCAGTTACTGCAATTGGATGGAAAGGAAATACTAGTCAGGCACACACATTTAGACCAGGTTTATATGATGTAACATGGTATGATGCAAATGATGGTGGAATATCAATGGTTGATGGTGGTGCTCAGAAGAATGTAGCTGCAACTGCTGGAGCAGTTCCAGTTAATCCTACTGGTGGTAGAACTATTCCCATCACAGCTCAGATTGAAAATGAGTATCAAGATCTGGGAGGTGCTATTCCAGGATTGCCACCTGCACCTGCACATACTGGTGCATTTCCACCTGCTGGTAGATATCAAGGAGCAAGAAATTTTTACGCATCAACAGATATTCCAGTAGCACATAGAGGAGCTGGTATGCCACAGGCTGGTGATGCAAACTATGCTGATGGGTATGTGACTGATTACCCAGTTAATGCTGAAGGTAAGCAAGTACCAAACCCAAACGTAACAAATACTTATACTACATGTCTTAATCATGAAGCAGAAAGATTTGCTGATGCTGGATTGAGATCACACAAGCATGATGCAATGGAGATATCAATGACTAAAGGTAGTTTGGGTATACCCACTACACTTCTTGTTAATAATGTTTCTACTGGTACTACTGTTCCAGTAGATATTGATACTGCTTTGAGTGTTAATGTCAATCCAAACACTCCTTCACAAACAATGATATACATCATGAGGGCATTCTAATGGCAGTATTCTATAACAGAGAGAAAGGTAAGTTAGGTTCTTTAACTGGCACAATTATACACTTTCCAATTCAATTAACTGATGATGATCCAGGTTCTAGTGTTAATAAGGAATTACTACCTAGTGGATATTTAAGATGTGATGGTAGAGTATTATCTGCTAGTGATTATCCTATGTTAGCTACATGTCTTGGTACTGGTACAGCGTCTAGGTTTAGAAAGACAGCTCAAGCATTAACTGAAGAACAATTCCAGTTACCAGATCTTAGGAGTAAGCATATTAGAGCAACTACTTCAGCAAACATTGGTGTGTATAATGATTTGGAAGTTGAGAATGATGCTGAGAAAATAGAATTAAAGACTGGTGTTGGATTGGATGTGATAATGAATGTGTCTAGTCCATTTGAACTGACATATAATGGATCATTTTATATTCCCCCACAAGAAGAACCAATGAGGGGAGAGCCATCATTTACTGTTGATACTGGTGGATACACAGCTAGTGCTGAAGTTCCTGCTAATGGTTTCCAACCACATATGCATAGAACGACCACATCACGTGCAAGGATGAAGGATAGAAATGGTAATGATTTTGGATCCTTGCAGTATAATTCTATTAGAACAAAGAGCTCCCTTGACTTGTGTGCTTGGTGGGAAAATGCTAGGCAGATGTTATGTTATTGGAATATAACAACATTATCGCAGTCAGGTCAACAATCAGATTCAAACTTCACATCATACTATGAACAGTATGGTCTATGTTGGAATGCTTGTGGTCAATTCTATTCTCAAGGATATTGTTTATGGCCAGATACTACCACATGTCCTAACGTAAATAATAAAGTATGGAATGTTAGATTGTCAGCTTATGAAGAATGTAACAGAGGTAAAGGTAGTAATGGTGTTACTACCACATTTGGTGGATCAGCAGAACCAGCACCATTAACTTCTACAAATGGAATAACATATCAACCAACATGGACACAGGCTTGTGTATGTACACTACCAATTTTGGCATGGTGTCCAGCTGCATTGAATGGTGGTGATACTAACTTCATCAATTCTAGTGTATTAACAACTGATTTCCAAGGTGAAAAGCAGTTACCATTCTCACCAGTGGATGATTTATATCAGACTGGTTATGGTTCAGTTCAGAATACTACTATGCAAACAGGATTCTATGGTAATGATGGTACTCACCGTCATAATATGGATTTCAATACAGACATTCCTCATACATTTGTTATGAAGACCAGAGCATCATTTGCTAGAGCAGATGCTGGACTAGTTTCTAAGATTACTATAGAAACTAACACTGCACCAAAGGCAGATAAATATATACAACCTTACATAGTTACAGAGTATCTAATTAAGACCTGATGGCAACATATAGAAACGCAGTTACTAATTATTATACTGATAAGATGGGATCCTATGCTCAGATAGGATCTATTACTCCTGTTCTTGCTAATAATTGGACAGAAACATCAAGTAAAACTCATCACGCACATTACGGTTATTTGTATTGTGATGGATCTTCTTATCCTATTAGAGACTATCCAATGCTCTATGAGAAGATTGGTAACAACTATATGTCACCATTAGAATTAATTGATGCTAATTCATTTAGTTTTACTTCTGCTGGTGGTCAGTCTACCATTTATAGGACATTTGTTGATGGTACTGATGTATATGCTGAGATCTATAAGAATACTTATTCACCTGTAGGTAGCTCCACAACATATTCATATCAAGCTATTCCAAATCAAACCAATATGAGATTTATTGGTGGATTGGGAGATTATCCTTCTGGTGGTACTGTATTTGAGGCTGACAAGGATTATGTTTTAAATTATAGTGAGACATATCAGAGTTTAGCAGATAGAAATGATACTACTGTTCACAGATTTCTTATTAATGCTGCTGCTACTTCAGATGGTACTGTAACTGTTAACTGGGGAGTTACCTCTCAAGCTATTGTACCTACTGGTGGACAGTATCCTACTGTTGACGTAGAATATTATGGTACTGTGCCATTCTTTCAACCAGGAACATTAAATCCAGCTACTGGATTGCCATATCCTACTGGATATGATGAGTATACTGGTGCTGAAAATGATAGCCCTGATTTGTATTGGGGTAATATGGTTGGATTACCAAGTGGTATTGTTGTTGATACGTATGAAATATATCTACAAGATATGTCTCAAGATGATTATGTTCAGTGGCATATTACTGGTATACCATCAAATATAATTAGTATGCCAATTAATGGTGCAGCTCCAACTGGTTCAACAGTTGTTAATAACTGGTTAGCTAATTCAACTATACTACCATTACCAGGAACTATTGCTGGTTGGATAAGAGATAATGGATACTCAGGACCACAACCAGATAGTGGTGAGAAGCATATCTATAGACTTAATATTCTTGCTAGATTGAATAATGGTCAGACACTAATAACACATAAGGATTTTACAGCTGGTACTGGTAATTTAATTCCAATTTATCCAACAAATACACCAACATACGAAGATAACTATGTTATTACTGGTGTGAGTTCTGGTATTAATAATAATGTATTTAATGTGGACATGGCATCATTACCTGTTCATAATAATTCAGGTGGTGTGATTAGTGGACATCCTAAGATTAGATTTAGAAAGAACTATTTTGCTGAAGATTTCCCAATTGTTATTGGTAATTTTAAAGTACCAGATTATAGACAAAGAAAACTAATTGGATATGGTGAGGGTGTAAATGGAGCTGGTTCACCATTAGTTGAAGCTAGAGCAACAGTTAGAGTTGGTGATGTTGGTGGAGAATGGCAGATAAGAGCATCAAGGATTGATGACCCAGCTGAATTCTTTACAATTAGTGATGTTCAGACAACTGGATATAGTGATGTTACAACACAAATTCAACCATATATTACAGGTAAGAAAGAATTTACAGTTGGACCAATTGGTGATTATATATTTGCTAGACCAGTAGAACACCAGCATTATCTATTGAATAGTCAGACAAATAGTATGTTTGAAGCATCACTTGGTGGTGTTGATTCATTTACTACTGCATATAGAGATGCTAAAGGTGGTGTTCTTAACTTCTTCCCAAGTACTTCTGATGAGATACCATTAGGTCATGCTCATGGATTAACAAACATCAGACCAACAAATGCTGTTACATCAACTTATGGTAATAGTGCTGGTATTGGTGATAGGATAGAAGATCCAAATAATCCTGGTTGTTATCTTTATAGGATTACTGAACCACCAACTGTATCATACTCAAGTATTACTTGGGATGGTACATATATTATTGTCAATACACCAGTAGAACATGGTATTTCTATTGGTGATTGGGTTACCATTGCAAGTGCTGGAACAGGATATGATGGAAGTTTCCAAGTAGTTCAGACAGGACATGCTGCACAATCACTTAGAGTTGAACCACCATCAGATAATCAACCAACAGCAGCTACTGGTAATGCTGGAGGTACGATTAGAGAAGCAGCTGGATATTTTGAGGATGTAACAACAACACCTGAACCCAGAGTATATGTTGTTGATTCTGCTACTTCTATTGGTGGTAAGCCATCAATAACATATCCACCAGGATCTTATGTGGAAAGATATAATAATACTTTGGATAGTAGTGGAACAATATTCAAGACTTTAAATGATAGTAATCCTAACACAAAGAAATATACAGTCACCTTGGTAGCTCCTGGTGGAGGTGGTGGTGGAAGTGACGGTAATGGTTCAAATGGTGGTGACATTACATGTTCATTCACATTAAATAATGTTCAACATACTATCACAGTTGGTGGTGGTGGAGGTGGTGCATCTGGAACATCTGGAGGTAACGGTGGATCAGGTGGCACATTTAGTTTAGGAGCAAATGCTAATCAATTAACAATGGCAAATGGGTTCAGTTTAGATCAGCAATTAACTGGACAAGATGGAACTAGTGGTGGTTCAGGTACTACTGAAGGATACATACCACCTGGTGGATATATTGGTGGAGGACCACAAGCAGAATCAGGTAATGGTGGAGATGGAGGATTTTCTACAACACCTAATTCTGGTAGCTTCACAAAGAATTTTAGTGGTGCTGGTAACTACAGTTATAATGTATTGCAAGATTCAAATCTTCCTGCTCTAACAACAGTTTCTAAGATTGATATTGATATATCTGGTGGTGCTGGTGGTAATGGTAATGCAAATAAAACCAGTGGATGTCAGAATGATTCTAATGGATTGGGTGGACCTGGTGGTAACGGACAAAGATTAACTGCTGTTACTGGCGATGGTAGTACTTTAGTTACTAATTTCCAAACTATTATTGTTGGTGGTCAAGGTGGTCAAGGACGTAATGATTATGCTGATAATAGTATAGAACCAAGAAATAATACTGGTGGATCTGGTGCTGCTCAAGGTGGATATGGTGGAATGGGATATTGGGGTAATGGATCATCAGGTGGTGCTGGTGGTGGAGCAACTGCAATTGCTGCTGCAACAGGCTGGATAGCTGGTGCTGGTGGCGGCGGTGGAGGAGGCGGCGGTGGCGGCGGTGATAATGACGCTGGTATCGTTGACTTATGTTGGACTGGTGGAGCTGGTATTAACAATCCAAGTGGATTATATAATGCACCATCTATTGGACCAGGAACTAATACTTCACAAATGGGTGGAGGTGAATCATCATGTACCGCTGGAGGCGGTGGTGGTGGAGGCGGTGGATTTGGCCCCGCTGGTGCTGGTAATGGTGGACAAGGAGGAGTTGCTGGTGCTGGTCACAGTGCAACAGGATCAGGAGCTGGTGGACAAGCTGGACGTTCTGCATATAATGGTACATATTTAAAGAGTGCTAATGTATCCAGTAATGGATCATCAGGTGCTGGATATGCAAACTTCACAGTACATTATGAGGGTGATACTACAAATCCTTCTGGTGGTGGAGGTGGATCAGGTGCTTGGGTATCATTTACAATACAGGGTGAAGAGATAGAAACTGGATTTACTATTACAATGGGTTCTGCTGGTAATGGTGGAGCTGGTGGTAATTCTCAGGGTGCTTCAAATGGATATGTACAAATTATAGCTGAAGGTATAATTCCTGGTTCTGGTACAATTACAGGATATACTACACCTGCTGGTAGGTTCTATGAAGTTCCTGGATATCCTGGTACTCCAGATTGGACACATGATACTATTGGAGTAGCAAATGCAGCTGCTGCTATATGGCATAGTGGTAGTGATGACATGGTTGTTGTAGCTCCTAGTTCTGGAACATTCCCTGCTGCTTCTGCTCAAGCGACTAATTATATTAATTTTACAGGTGATGGTAATAGATATATGAATGTTGGACCACTTAACTTAAAGAGTGTTGAGAAGATGGTATTTAATGTCATCAAAGGTAATGGTAGTAATGGTGGTGATTCACCTGAAGAACCATTGTACCTATACTATAAGACTTCAATAGAACAAGCAGCTCCAACATTCTTACAAGAGATTGTAAGTAATGGTGTTACTTCTGCTGGTTATGAGGAGTATGAAGTTGAACTTGATGAGAATAATAATGCTAGAACTAGTGGCATATATCTATATCTAAGTCAGACTAGACCAAGTGGTGGTGATAATACTGACACAAATGATAACTTTGGATTGGCAGAAATTGGTCTAGTTTATGGACCAGTTACTACACAGGAGTTCACCCCAGCTTCCAACGCTACATTACCTGGTAATGAAGGAACATGTGGTCCTGATAGTGGATTGAATGTTCTTAGGAAGACATGTACAGCATCTGAATCTAACATTAGATTCTCTGATGGTACATTCTCTCTATCAACATCAACACCAATATCAGTTACTGCAACTGCAACACCAACAACACCTATTCCTTTGATCACTAGGTATCACAGGGCTAAATATCTAATAAAGGCATTCTAGTAAAATCATGGCAGTATCAACAACACCGAATGTTGAGATTCTTGTAAATACTTTGGATAGATCCATTCAATACAAGAGTATCCGAAAAGAAATCAATGATGATTATTGGGAGAGTGATATTGTCCCTATCCTCTATCCATTGTGGGACAGTGCCAAGGATAAACTTGAGATGTTTGTTTATAGATTAGATGGCACATTTCTAATTCAAAGAACAAAGTATAAGAAGAACTTTAAAACTAACGAAGGTTCATGGTCATCATATGAATTTGATCCTGCTGGTGCAGCTGAGTATGATGTCACTGACCTACGTCAGAAGATGATTGATAAGTTTGTTGAGTATAAAGATATTCAAGAAGAAGGATACGAATCAGTATTACAGAAAGAATATGCTAGAACTAATGCCATAACATGGAAGAGAATAGGATATGTAAGAAAGTTCTTACTTATGGATTGTGACTATGCTGTTGGTAGTGATTCACCATATGATGCTGCTACTATTGCATTGTGGAAACAATATAGAACATACATAAGAGATTTGCCTGAGCTTCAGACAGCAGCTACACCATTTGATGTTGTATTTCCTATCACACCAACTGAGTATTTAAAGAGAAAGGATCTACCAATTGATGATGATGTAACAGCAGCTATTGGTGATCAAGGTGTTACTGCTGATTATCTTACCAGTTCATATCATTTCTGGAAGATGAGTTCTAATACATTATCTACATTTGCTCAAAAGATGTCATTTTATATTGCTGCTAAGGTTGCAACATCTGATGAGACAGATAATAATACACGTATTATGGTAAGTGATTTCCAACAGAAGTTTACTGGTAATCCTGAAGTTCAAACAACTAGGATTAAAGCAGACAATGATAAAGCTAATCAAGATTATCTTGAGCAGCTCCTACAAAACATTCAAGATGGAGTATTATAATGTTAGTATCTTTGAAACCATTCAGATTATATGAGCTTGTTAAAAAGTATGCTCAAGTTGAAGACAAATATGTATTAGTTATTGACAATACTAATTGGTTCAATCTTGATTCTGCAAAGCAAACACAAGTAAAGGACTATCATACTGAGATACCAACTGATGAGGTTGGTGAGATATTCTCTAACAGGATTACATGCTATGCATTTGATACTCAAAGTATAGCTACAGATACAGCACATACATGGTTACCAAAGAATACAGATTTAGCTGATAAGGATTTCTTTATTGAATGTTATGTTATCACTCCTTCTGGTGGTATACCATACACAAATGATGATGTAGAAAATCCTAATCCTGATCCTGGTTGACAAACCCACCATCATCATGTATGATGGTTATATGAAAATTGACACTCTAAGCAGAATCGTTGGGTCAGTCCTAGTGGTTACTGCTTATTTTATTATAGTTCACGTTAATGTGGTCATTGGTACAATGATACATGCAGTTGCATGTCTCATGAGCATACCATTCTTTATTAGAACAAGAGCTTGGGATGTAGTAACAATGCTATCATTTATGACATGTGTATCATTTACTAAATTTGCATTATGACATACACTAGTAGGAAGTTTCTCGGTCCTATTTTATATGAGACAACAGAGCATTATTCTTTATCCTCAGATGAGAGAGGGTACATCAGATCCACCATGATAGGTAGAAATAGTGAAATTATAGGTGGTGGGAAACGACATAGTAGAGATCTTCAGATTCTTCAGCGTGAGGAGCTATCATCTCTTAGTCAATGGATTCAAGGACATATTAATAACTTTGCACATGATGTGTATAAGATTGTTGGTGATGTTGAGTTTTATATTACAGACTCGTGGGTTAATCATTTAATGCCAGGAGTAGAACATACAATGCATCAACATTCTAATAGTATTATATCTGGTGTGTTCTTTATTGGCACTGAGGGTAATCAACCATTATATTTTGGTACTGATATTAATGAAGTATTTCGTGGATTTGAATTCCCATACGGTGATATGATGTATGAGAGTGTAGACCATGAAGATGGTAAGTTGGTTATGTTCCCATCTAAGGTAGCACATGGTGTGCCACCTGTGGAGCTGGATCGTTGGTCATTATCATTTAACACATTCTTTAAAGGTACAGTTGGTGGTGGTGATGGTGTTAATATAGGATATGGTAACCAACTCACGTTAAAATAGAGACACATTACAAACTGTCACAGGCCCCCTATACAGGGGGCATTTTAATGCTATTATATAAATGTTGAGGGATATGTGGTTCCTACGCCCCAAACCTACTGACCGCCATGACTTAGAAGCATGGACATGAGGTTGGTAGAAACCTATCACAGCACACATAAGACTGATGGTTGAAAGTGGTGGGGGTTCAGGTGTAAGCGATTCCCGTAGGGTAAATTTGGGCATTCGGGTGAAACCCGTCATGATGCCCCACTCTCTCAACACTCCATTTACAGGTTAAATCAATGTACAGTTCAGAAGCATTTGGCAGACTATTCTGGGTTGATGATGACCTAGAATTTAGATCATGCCCACAGTTCACAGATGGCACAGGAGATTTTGATAACTCTGATTATGTGTCAGAATGGGAGGACTGGGAAGGAGTAAACTTTGAGTTACTCTTTAACATTCACAAGACATGCTTAAACACTAAGCAAATCTATCACAACTCACTATCATTACAAGGTGCATGACTAAGTTTTATTACCAGCATTATGACAATGCCAAGTATAATACTGTGAATGCACAGGCATTATACAAACAGTATCCACCTACATTTGAAGAGACTGAACGCAAGTGGAAAATGAACTTATTCAAGTCTCGTAAGTGTAGAAATGCACGTAATGTATGGAAGATATTGTGGTGGGATCTACCACAAGAAGAGTATGAGGAGCTAAGATATAAAGCAACCACATTCCCAGTCATTTATGATAAGTGGGGATTTAAACGTAAAGGAGATTTTCTTGGTGCTTGCTAATGTTCTCAACCCAATTATTAAAACTTGCTGTTGATCGTGCGTTGGGTAAACCAACCAAGAATCAGGGTGAACTGTTTGAAGAACTGTACAAAGAGTACATGGCAGATTCAAACAGTTCATCTTTGCGTGAGCAGATAACAGCAGCAGTTGCTGGATGCAAAACAATTCCAGGAAAGCTAGGTCGTGATGCTATAGATATAAATGGTGTAGAGAAAGAGATCAAACCAAAGAATTATACTGGCAAGCGTACCAATGGCGGTGGATGCTTCAACGATTATACTCGTAAGAGGTGGAAGAAAGATTGTAGTGTTAACTTACCTATCATCTCTTCCCTTTTTGCCGAAGGTATGCTAATATATGTTGTAGAGTTCACGTTTGATGCCATTGCTGATAGACTTGATGAACAAATCGTTCGTATATGTGAGACAGAGGGGAACAGATATGTCCGTTCTTGCTCTTGGACTTATGCTAATTGGATTGATTATCCTATGCTTAGAGTACATTACATCAATAAGGAGCTATTGAAAGAACACTACCAATATGGTGAAGGTGTTGTTGTAGGTCCATTCTATAAAAAACTAATGAGTTTGAAATTGAAATGAAACCATACCAGAATGCTATTCCTCATGACGATATGAAGCATAGAGAAACTCTGCTTCAATTGCTGAAAGAGAAAGCATACAGACACGGACAGTTTACACTGTCATCTGGCAAAGAGTCAGAACATTATGTCAATTGTAAACCTGTCACACTGTCATGTGAGGGTAATGCATTGCTTGCTCATCTTATGATCAAGTTTGTTGAGAAGGGTGCGGTTGCAGTGGGTGGATTAACTCTAGGAGCTGATCCATTGGTCTGTGGTATTGCACAAAAAGCATATTATAAGGGCAACAGACATATTGATGCTCTTATTATCCGCAAGAATCCCAAAGGATACGGAACAAAAGAGGTCATTGAGGGTAATAAACCACCCAAAGGATCAATTGTTACTGTTCTTGAGGATGTCACAACAACTGGTGGTAGTGCAATGACCGCAGTAAATGTATTACGTGACGCAGGATATGTTGTTAA